TGTCTCGGCTTTGCTTTAAGTCTTTGGCATATTCTTCCATTGCTCCTATAACTGATGTTTTGCTGATATGGAAATAATGTCCATCTCTACCCAAATGAGGTATTTTATTAAATATTTCGTCTGCCTTTCCCATTTTTTTATTTTTTTTAAGTTAGTGTTTCAAAATTAAGTTCCGTTTGCACTGCCACAAGCCCGAAAACGTTAGGCACAATAGCACCCAACCGCACCTACTCCGTTAATAAATATCCTGTGCGAAAAACTCCTTTGCTTTTTTTATTAACTCTTTTTCATTAATTAATTTAAAATCATCCCTTCGCTTGTCATTTGGCGAATGAAGTTCTATTAATTTCGTTATGGCTTTATTGGCTTCTTTTACTACTTGTTCAAAGTGAAATGGATTATTATCCTTAATAGTGCTTGTATGCAATAAGGATGCTGACCTTACACTATTACAGATTTCATAATAAACAGAATACATTAAGCTATGTAGTTCTTGGTCTTTAAATGATGTTATTCTTTCCATATTGATTTTTAATTAATTAATCCTTCGCTGTGCTACTGATGCCTAACAGCACATTGGCAACATTAAAACGATTGCCAATCTGCCAAACGTTATGCGTCAGTTTGCTTATCTTCATAGTATGTTTTGCAATCTGGGCAATAAACTAAATGGCATTTCACATCGTATTCGTTTTTATGTTCGCAAACCGAACGCATAACAGGAAGATTTAATGAAATTTTATTTACTATATCGTCAACATCGGCTGCAATGCTATCCATAAAAGAATATTTCAAATTTCCCATTATCTCTTTACAGCTATCTGGCAGCATATTCCAAACTTCCTGTGCTATTATTTGACCTTCTGTCTTTTTCATTTGTCTTTATTAAACCGTAAATAAAAATTCATAAATCTCCAATACGTTATGGGTAAGTTTACCATTTATTGAACTTTTCAAAGTATCTTTCAATTTCTTCATTTTGCAACTTATACATTATTTCACAATTCTTTTTTGCTGATTCTTTTGCTTCCTCAATAGTTGAGAATATTGAATCACAAATAATGTTTGGAAATTCTGCAGTGTCGTAATTATTGTCTTTCGCTATCATTTCAGGTATTTGAATTTTGTAGATGTATTCAGGATTTTCATCAGGTGGCAATTCAACTCCCTTAATTATTCCTCTCACAATTTGACCTTGATATTTACTTGGCGAAAACCAAACATTATCATTGATATTAAATTTTTTTTGATTTCTTAAAAGCCCAACATAGGCAAAAGAATCTCTTAAATAATTGACTTTGTAAATGTCTGTAATTTCCATTTTTTGATTCATTTATTTATTACTAAATTTTATACGTTTTAAAATTAGATAGTTTAAGGTTGATATACGACCTTTTAACCCAGCTATTACCTTATCCTTATTCTTTTCGGTTTTAACATCCCTCTCGGCTTCTTGTGAGCGTAGGAGGGCAAATGTATCTTTAGTGAAGTTGTAGCGCATTATAAATATTATAAAGAGTTTATTTGTTCAGTTGCCCAAACTTTAAAAGCATTATATTTATCTCTGATTAAATCGGCTTTATCTTGAGCCTCTTTTGTTTTAAGATTCAAAACTGCAAATTGTGGCATATCATTAATTGCAGATATTAACTTATCCTTATCAGGTGCTTTTGCTGCTTTCTTTTCAGCTATCATTTTGGCTTTTGTTTCAGCTTCTACACGTTGTTTTTCTTTTAACTCCGCATCCGCTTTGGCTTTTAATTCTGCAGCTAACTTATAAGCCTCAGCCTTTTGTTTAGCAATAATTTCAGCTTGTTTCTTTGCTTCAATATCTGCTAATCGTTTTTGTTCAGCAAGTTCTGCATCCGCTTTGGCTTTTAATTCTGCAGCCTCTTTTTCTGCTTTTTCTCTTTCGGCTTTTAATTGTAGTTCCTTTTCCTCATTCTCTTTTCTCAAACGTTCCATTTCTAAACGTTGTTTTTCTTTTTCTTCTGCCTCTAAACGAATAGCCTCTAAACGCTTTTCTTCCGATATACGCTCCGCTTCAATTTTATCAGCGTGATTCTTTTTAACTCCAAGTAAAAAAGTATCCCACATTTCATCGTTTAGCTTTTCCATTCCTAAACAATCATCTTTAGTAAATCCATACTCTGATAAAATTTGCGTTCTTTCTTCTAACAAATCCGCTAATCTTTTAGCCTCTTTTCTTTGTAAGAATTTAGCCACTTCATCAAGTTTATTTTCATCAAGTTTGCAAATTGATGAAACCATGTTATTTGCACCTGTAACAATTTTTTGAACTAAAATATAATCTTTGTTCATTTCTGTTTTTTCACGCTCTGAGGCAGTACGGATTTTTACTAACTTTTTACGAATAGTGTCAGCAATTGACATGTCTAATTCGCTTGGGTTTTCAAAATTAACCTTATCAATATCTTTTTTTACTTCTGATATTTGCTTAAAAAACGGGGCGAACTGAAACAAAATATCGTCTACATTTATAGCTGTTTTTAACTCAGTTGATTTTTTCAACTCCATTAATTCCGTTGGTAATTCGATTACCTGTAATTGATTGTTTTCCATGTTTGTTTGTTTTTAAGATGTTTGGTTTTTAATTTCGTTTTCTAATACATCAATATCTTTGATAACCTTTTTATGAGCAGCCAATACGTTTTTTAAAGTCCAGTTTTCAATACCTTTTGAATAAGAATCTTTAGCCTCAATTGTTAGTACATCCGATTCTTCAAGCATCTTTAGATAAGCATCTTTAGCTTCTTTTAGTTCATCAGTTTTAAATTCAACATGACTAATATCAATAGTTTGATTTTGCTCGGGAATTTCTTCTGTGGTGTATGGCATACCACCTAACTCATCAGAAAAACATAATCTAAATCCTTGAGATATTGCAACCTTCTTAATCATGGTATAAGCCTTTTGCCAAAACTTCGTAACTGTTCCGCTATTCGTTTTTTGCACATACTCCGAATACATTACCTCATGAGTAAACGGATATTTTCTATCCTTTCGGTAAATAGTAATAATTGCTTTTAGACTATTATCTTCGGGTTTACCTTCTGTTTTTACATCCCATCCATCTAATTGACCCGAACGCTCTGCACGTTTAATGTAAACCTCATAACCCGTTATGACGCTCATTTGCTCACCATACTTTGATACGTGTATTTCACGTTTAAACGGGTTAAGATCAAAAGCCTTAGCTATTTGTAAATAGGTGTTTTTTTCACCTTCATTTAATTTAGATGTCAAACCTAAATTGTCTAAATGCATTAGCAATTCTTTATCGCCTATATTTTGTTGAGTTGTTAATACTGTTTCCATTGTGTCTGTTTTTAGTTTTGGATTTGTAAATAATTTATTTAATTGTGCGCTATTGGTTTTAAAAATGGGGAGTACTTATCGTTAACTCGTGCGGCATTTAAAATGTTGTTAATAATGTTTGTAACTATTGTTTTCTTTACGATATCTTCGCTAATTATTTTATTTGTTTTCTTCACGTTTGCCATAAATCCGCTACGTGGTAAATCGATAACCATTGATAATTCGTTTTCAAATCCTTCATAGTTTACGAGTATTTGAATAACATAACAATTAATGATTGTAGCTTGATTGTACTTTTTGTTGTTGTATAAAAGCGAATCACCTTCTATAACTTCATAGTCGAAATTAGAATCTAACTTTTTAAAAACCTCTTTAGTGATTAGGCTAATTAATTTAGCCGGTGTAAGTACTTGTTTCATTATGATAACCCCTTCTTTTCTTGTTCTAACATTTCGATTAATGATTGTTTGCGGTCAAACTCTGATCCAATCGAATTAAGTTCATCAATTGATTTGTTAGCTGATTTTAATTGTTGCTTTAGTTCTTGCGCTTTGTTAGTAAGCATTAATTGAACTTGCATAATCGCTAATTTGTTTTGTTCTGTTTGGATGTTCATATTATATCTGTTTTTTAAGGTTATCGAAATACTCTATTGTTTTTTGTTCTTCGCTTGGTGGTGGTGGGCAGTTTTCTAACTCATGTACTAAAGCATGACCTCTGCTAATACAATGAAAACAATATCTATTTTCTTTGTGCATATCGTGGTGGGTTTTCTGTATATCCACTTTATCACCACAGCAATAACATTCAGTTGTTTCTATTTCATCACTATCAACTTTGTAAGTCGGTTCGTTAAATGAGTTTCCTAATGCTTGTTCAAATGAGCCTTTCATCTTATTCATTTTCATTTATTTGTTTAATTAACTTTTCTCTTTTTTGAATGAACTTTTTAATGATAGCTATTCGTTTAGGCGCAGTACCCTGTTTTCCTTTTAAAATATCAGCCATGTTGCCCCAGTATTTTAAACCCGTTTCTTTTTGCAATAGAGCAATATCACCATGCTCCTGTATAGCCTCAAATTTTGTTTGTAATTCAATCGGTAATTTCATATTTATTTTATAGTTGATTTTTAATATAATTAATTGATTCTATTGCTTCATCTTCTGTATCGAAAAGAAAGTAAATAAAATCGTTATTAAATTCATTCGATAAATAGCTTTCTATTTTACTATCCGTTAAATCGCCGTTTTCATTAATAAAAATAAATACTTTTTCTTCTAAATTTTCGTTGTTTTCCCAATTACTTCTATTTGGTAAATGGTTACTTACTCTTATTGTTGCGTTATTCACGTTGAAATAGTAAGATGATTTGTTAACTAATATGCTATCATTTGAAAGAATAGAAGATAATTTTTTCATAGTGTTTTTTATTATGGTACAAATATAGTACGTTTATTTTGATCTAAATGTTAAATTATTGAATTATAATGTAAGTTACTGATAATTAATGAGAAAAAATAAATATAGTATAAATATATTGTTACGTTAGAAAAAATAATTACATTTTATTAAACGAAAACAAACGACGAAAATTAATTGATTATGGAGGACTTAAAGATGGCATAATTAAAGTAAAAGAAATATTTACTTTTAAAGAATAAAAATACCCGAACAGGCATTAGCTAATCGAGAAAATCTACCTAAACGGAAACAAACATAGATGCAAACATAATATCCGACAACAAATGGATAAATTTTATATATTTGTAGTATGAATGAGTGTGAAATAAGAGCATTTTGGATTAAATGACACTATATAAAAATAAGTGTTATTTATGCAACGTGTATTATTCATGGTTACTTAGTGAATGTATTTATATTGGATTGAATTAAGATGAAAGAAGAAACAAAACAACTTATAGCTTTTTATATTACATGTTTGGCTGTTGCTATAATAGTTCTATTGTTTTCAGTATCATGTAAGAAAAAGAAAGCATTACCTGAGTATAAAATACACTATACTGCATTTGCAAAAGTTGTTCCTTATTCAGTTAGCTATACAACAAATGAAAATCAAGTTAACGAGGATGTGAATACTCAATATTGGAGCAAAGATGTTGTTTTTAACTCAGAGAATTACGTTAATATTTCTATTTCAAACAAGGCTTTAACATCAAATGATAGCGTAAGTATAACAATTAGTTGTAATGGACAATCTGATTATTGTAAAGCTAAATTAAATAATGCTTGGTCGAATTGTAACGCTGGTTTTAAAGTTAAGTAGATGGGCAGACAATCAACATATACTAAAGAAGTTGGAGATAAGATATGTGAAATCATTTCGACATCTTCGCGCGGATTAAGGTCAATTTGTAAAGAGTTGAATCTCAATACTAAGACTGTTCTAAATTGGTTGAATGACGAAAATAATAAGGATTTTTTACTACATTACGCGCGCGCGAAACAAGCTCAAGCGGATTTCTTAGTTGAAGAAATATTAGAGATTTCAGATGATTCAACAAACGATACTGAATACACTGAGTTTGGAGAAAAAGAGAATAAAGAATGGGTTAATCGTTCTAAACTTCGCGTTGATTCGCGCAAATGGATTGCATCAAAATTAGCGCCTAAAAAATACGGGGATAAATTAGAATTATCTGGGGATGCTGAGAATCCAGTTAGTAGAATAGCTTTAACTGATGAGCAAGTAAAAGAAATTGCAAAGAAATTAAACGATGAATTTTAATGAATTAGCAGTCGCTAAAGTAATGTGTATGCAAGACACATTGTTCTTTGCAAGATACTTCTTTAAGCACATGAATAATAAAAAATTTGTTGTTGGTGAACATCATAAACTAATATCTCAGGCATTAGATAGAGTTTACAAAGGCGAGTGCAAACGTTTGATAATAAACATTGCGCCACGTTATGGAAAAACAGAATTAGCTGTAAAGTTCGCTATTGCAAAAGGTTTATCTCTTAATCCTAAATCCCGTTATATTCATTTAAGCTATTCCCAAACATTAGCACTCGACAACTCTGAATACGTGAGGGACTTGGTTAAATCTGATGCGTATAAACAAATGTTTCCTAATGTAAAAGTAAAACAGGGAACGGATGCAAAGGAAAAATGGTACACAACTGAGGGGGGCGGTATTTATGCAACAGCATCAGGTGGTCAAGTTACTGGTTTCGGAGCTGGTATTGTTGATGAGGTTGGAAAAGATATTGATAGTGATTGGGTAAATTCAATCGAATCATTTGGGGGTGCAATTATAATTGATGATCCATTAAAGCCCGAAGATGCCCAATATGATAATAAAAGGGAAAAGGTAAACGAGCGTTTTGATACTACAATAGTTAATCGTGTTAATAGCCGAAATACACCGATAATAATTATCATGCAACGTGTACATGAAAATGATTTATGCGGCCATGTAATGAAAAATTATAAAGATTGGGAGGTGCTATCATTACCTGTTATCAAACAAGATGGGACAGCATTATGGGAGTTTAAACATACTATTGAAGAATTAAATGATTTACGATTGGCTAATGAGTTTGTATTCGATACTCAAATGATGCAAAACCCACGACCAAAAGAGGGGCTATTATTTCCAAAAGATGAGTTAAGATACTTTAACCCGAATGAAAAGCACACGTTTGAAAGTTCAATAGCTTATAGTGATATTGCTGATGCTGGTAATGACCATACATCTATGCCAATAGGTAGAAATAAAGGTAAAGATATTTATATTACATCGTGGTTATTCTCTCAAGACATTTCCGATATTACTATTCCATTATCAATACAAGCATGTAAAGAACAAAGCGTTAATTATTGGCGTGTTGAATCGAATAGTATGGGGGCAATGTATGTAAGAGATGCAGCGAGAGCAATAGAGGAATCGGGATTAAGTACTGAAATTTATCCAGCGTTTTCATCAACAAATAAACACACCCGTATATTAATGGATGCTGGTTTTGTAAAGAAACATTTTGTATTTATTCATCCCGACCATCAAAGCAAAGAGTATAAAAAAGCATTTGATGAGATGTGCCAATACACTAAAAACGGAACATCTAAAAAAGATGATTCACCCGATAGTATAAGCGGTTTGGCTATGTGGGCGAGGGCTTGTTTACCTCACTTATACGCCTAAATGATTTGTTACTATTTGTGTTGCTTGTTCTTGAGATAATAATTTACCTTGTACCGCCTCGTTTAATGACTTAACCATACCATCAAAACCTTCATATTTATTGTTAAGTATAGATAAATGCGAGAAATCAAGTGTTAAACGTTTAGTATTGTCTAATCCTAACTCTTTACCAAACTTTTGTGTCCATTGGTCAGCAAATGGCTGTATATTATCTTGGTAAGCTTGAATCATTGCGTTTTTTACATTTTCATACGTTTGATTCTTTGAACTAAATAAGTTAGCGTTTAGGTTGAAATGGTCGCAAATAGTAAGTTTATTTTGGTCTATTTGTTCACTTAACATTAATTCACGTGTAGGGTAGCCAAAAGGGGTGTATGTTACCTGAGCAGAAGTAAATAACATCCTTGCTTTATCATTATCTACACCCGTTCCGTATGAATTTAAACGCCCTTGTTCAAGTCTTTTAATTTCTTTATCATCTTTTGGTATTGCCCCGACTGAATCCTTTGGAGTTGCTGTGCTAATCATACCAATCGCCCCACGTTCACCCGAAATAATATTAAGATAATCATACGCTAACTTTGTATTCGTCAAAGGAAAACGTAAAGATTTTAATGGACTTGTACCAACTAAAGGATTAT